CGTGGAAATGTTACCAGCCGAGGGGTTACCCTGGATCAGCTGGCGTTCGGGTGAGTTGGCGTAGTGCGTGTAACGCTTGTAGCTGGAACGGTAGAAAGAAACCTCCGGCTTACCGGTCAGCCATGCGTCCTGAGCGCCGGTTGCGACCAGCTGAACGATACCACCAGACATTTACAATGGCGTGAGAAAAAAACTAGTCCTGAATCATAATACCGCAATACTCGAGCGACCCATCTATTGGTGTATAAATACCCAGTGTTTTACATAGCACCTTGAGGTCTTTAAAAGACGCCCAGAAATCAGGTGAGTGATCATACTCATTGACTGTGACATGAGCCAGTTCGTGAATAAGTACATTCATCGCCGAGTTTACATCATCCTTGTCCAGGCAGATGTAAATTTCATACCCTTTATTGACGTTGTAGCCTATGGTACCCCGGTTCATCCGGGACCCGTGAATTCCTGTAAGGATACACCGTTTCCTGAGGCGAGCGAACCTCGGATCGACAACCTCTGTGCTCCAGAGATGGTTCAACAGCACGTCATAGCGCTGACGAATCTCCTTCATGAGTGGCGCCTCCCGCCGACTGCTCCATGCGGCAACCGCGAGGGTCACGACGAGCAGTCCCGTCTGTATGATACTGGACGCCATTTACTAATCTACGCGTAGAAAAACAAACTGTGCGTAAATGTCGGTGACGAGACCCGTCGCCTCTGGAGTAAGAGGTCCCCATGCGACACATCGAAACTCGGGTTCGAGCGCCTGACGAAGGACGCTTCCGTCCAACAACGGTTCGTACTTGGGACCGTCTGCGTAAAATGGACCATCCGTCAAACTCATGAGCACCTTGTCACCGTGAACCTCAAACACATTTCCGAGTGCGTCTGGGCTCTTGGCACTTTCAATGAGACTTTTTTCGGGTGTGATGCCGATGAGGTATCCTCCTGACTTGACTGCAAGTTTGATCGCCTTGATGCTCTGTTCAAAGTGTTGATCGAAAATGTACTGGATGGAAAAGTTGTAGCACACCACGTCAAAAGGACCTGCAAACGCCGCCTGACGAATGTCACCGGCACCCAGAAACCACACACCGAGGCCGATGTCGAACGCTCGCTCTTCTGCTTCCTGAAGGGATTTTTCGTCTGGATCGATAGCGGCGACCCGAGCACGCACAACCTTCCATTTGTGCCAATCACCGCCACGACCGCACCCACAATCGAGAACGTATGCATCATTGTGGACCCATTGTTTAATCAGGTCACGCTTCGCCTGGTTGTGACGTTTACGTAGTTGTTCCATTTACTTAAAAGAGTAGCGTGTTGTAGTTTTAAATGGGTTCTCTTGAGCAGGATTACTTGACGGTTCCAGGACAGGTTTTTGCGCTGATTTCCATCGTCGGCCCGGATCTTCCCCAGAAGAATGAGCAGCTGGGTCTGAAGATTCGTGGATGCTTCTCGACCAAGGATGAGGCGGAGAGTCACGCCAAGCGCCTTCAGAAGGAGGATGCGATTGTCGACATTTACGTCGTCGACATGTACAAGTGGCTGCTGATTCCCCCGGACCGTCTCCAGATTGACAATGTCCACTACCAGAACGAGAAGCTCGAGGAGATTATGTCCAAGTACCGTGACAACCAGCGCCAGGCGGCGGCTATGTTTGAGAAACGCAAGCGTGACATGACTGCCAAGCCCATCGAGGGGTCGGACACGCCATTCATTGAGCCCGGAGATGAGAATTCCAAGTACTACTCTCGCCCCGACGTACCACCCATTCCCCACCCAGCCGAGCTCATCGAGGATCTGAAGAAGGAGTTTCCAGACAAGGATATGCCCGAGCTAGTGAAGATTGCCGACGAGCGCATCGCAGAGGAGATTGAGCGTCGTCGTGTACAGCAGGAGGAGGAGCGCGCCAAGGCGCCAGCTGTCCAGATTGACGCCGGCCCAGCCCCAGAGCCCACGGGTGCTGGGAGTGCAGCGGCAGGCCTACTGGGTTGAGTCCCGAGTCGTGTAGGACAAGTCCTTCGGGCTTGGAAAAAAACATAAGCAAATATCAGGATGAACGTGCACTGGTCATTGTGGGTAGCGCTCGCGGTACTTGTATTGATTCTGGTGATTCTTTCAGCACGCAGAGAGGGGTATGCTCCTCCGCGTGATGAAAATACGCAGCCCCCCTACACTGAAGATATAGGAAACACGGTGACGACGTCAAACAACCTCCCGTATGTCGATTCGACGAGCAATGTCGTTCGTGTTGATAATCAGACTGATATATATAAAGACATGGCGGGTATGGATTTCCAGATTCAGGCGGGAAATCCCATTTTAAACTTTATTCAGGGCGATCCTTCATCAAACGTAATGTATGGTGATTTCGTACCACACGAGTCTGATGGAGGGTCGGCAAGAATGTACGCCTACGGTTTAGAAAGCGAAGTTTCATCCGAGGGTGACATGCTTCCTCCCGTGCCTACAGTGACATCCAACGTCGTACCTGTCGTTGGAGTCGATATAAATGGCAACACGTTCACACCAGACGCGGGTCAGTACATACCCGCTCTGACGTCTCCGACACTTCCATTTTTGGGAGATCAGCCTGGAATCAGTGCTTCAGAATCACCGGAGTCAGTGACTTCCCCAGAAGCAGTCCAATGAAAAAAGCAGCAAATACAATAATGAGAGTCTCTTTTGAAATTTTATCAAGCATATCAACCGACTGATTCTGAGGATGAAAAACACGGGGTCCTGGATCATAGTACGAGCGTGCGTCGTGCTGTGGATGCTCCCCGACCTCGACCTCGTCCACGAGGTGCTGCTGCTGCTGGTCGTTCGTCTCGTTCACCGGGAACATCGGTCTCGCTGGACTCGGATCGAACATCCGATCCATTACTATCAGAATCACTACTGTTTTTATCTTCAACTATGAATCCAGCGAGGTTCCCCTCCTCATCAGCATCGCTCTCACTTGAGATATTCTCCGTGTCATAGGATACCTCAGATGAACGAATCGAAGACTCGTCAGAGTTATAATCATCAGTGGCGTAGTCGTCATCACACACCTCCTGAGGCGTGTAACGCTCGGGCGCCTTGACGGCTCGACCGGAACGCGTACGAGTCGCTGGTTTACTGTCCGTGACTTCGGGGGTCTGGAAAGTGTTCGCCGACGGCTGCACCAGTGTGGTTGACATCAGGCTCTGTATCCTCAGGGGCTAAATCGTTTAAGTACTTTGGAAAGAAATACAACCCGTTCTTGCGTGCGAGTTCAAACAGCGTCGTTTCACCCTCCACGCCCATCTGGACGGCGATTGATTCGAGTGTCTCCTGATGTTCATGGTCATCTGCACGCCGGATGAACAAGCCGAGATTACGAACATCTTCAATCGCTCGGTAAAGTCCCCCAGCTCTTTGCTCGAGACTTGCCTTTTGGTTTTCGAACTCCGTGAGATGCTTTTGAAGCAGTTCCCACGTTTGAGGGTCGAGACCCGAGTATGGATGCACCTCTCTGAGGAACCGATTCTTCTTGCCACCAAAAGTCGGGAACAAGATCACGAATAGACACAAAAGTAGAATTATCCACAGCAACATTGCTGTGTAATTCCTCTACTATACTCGGAGAAAGAATATGTTCTCGTCCGACAAACTTTTGCTCTTTGCACTCGTCGTCGTGACACAGCTGGCATATACGTCCCCGTGTAATACCAAACCAGACGTGATTTGATTTGTGTACACCCTGAATCCGTTCACAGTACTTTGAATCCGTCTGAACGATGATTCGATCATTTCCTTTTCGCATGACACGTCGGACGTTTGCTAATTCTTGGCCCTTGAGATACTTGCGTATGTAGCGTTCCAGGGGTGCACATGTTATGTCGACGTTGACCGTTTCCCGGGACACTTCGTTTGTCCGAAGTGCAAAGAGTTTGAGAATTTCAGCGGTTGGTACACAGTCGAAAACGTTGCCGTCGAGGTCACACCACGGTGTATACGGACCGGAATCCACTGACCCGCGGTCCCGTTTGTGGGACCAGAGCATTCGGAGTCCCGAGCCGCCGTAGACACTCGCGTCTATACGTTGACTCCATTCAGGGTCATCAGGGAGTTCCAGTAGAATCCGAGTTCTCAAAGCGAGCGCTTCAGACTTGGTCACGAAAACATCAGGCCAATGAATGTGAACACCCGTTTTCACCTGATTGTCCACGTCACGAGGCTCTGCACGTGCGATGAGACACCTTCCTTTTTGGACCACGGCATGCATCACCTCGACAAGGTTGAGTATGACGTCATCTGGAAGTGCCTCTGGGCCCTTGTAGTCAAGATCGACGAAAAACTTGAAAACGTCAGTCTTTTGCTCCACCACGTAAATTTTCTTGCCGAGACGTACTGCGTGTACACATTCTACGTAAAATTCGTCAAGTTGTTCAAATGGAACTTGAAGGATTCCACCATCCATGAGGACGTGCGTCCCAGGACCCTTGTCTGTCAGCCATTTCTCCATAAACACACAGGGTTTTTTGTTTTTAGTCCAAAACTCTGCAATAATAGTTCACGCTTCATATTGAAGTCCATACGAAGCGCTTTCTCTGTTTCGATACGAGTCGCAGTATTTCTGTCCATCTGACGAACGCGCTCCATATTGGCACGATGAGTGCGCTCCCTCTTATCACGAAGAGCATTCTCTTTTTCAATTTCTGCGTGTTGTCGAGCTAACACTTTTTTTTCTTCGTCTTTGAGTCGTTGAATCGTTTCAACAATTTCAGATAATATCGGATTTAGATATTCTAATTGAGTATAATTATTTATCAGGTCTTCTACTTCCTTATGAAGAAGCGCAAGTGATACTAAATTAGGTTTCATTTCCGAACGTATATATTCAATTAGAGCTCGTTTAACACTCTCGGAGTATCCCGGCTCCATGATATCAACGAAAGTTCCTTTGTTCATGAAACCTATTAGCACATTCCCATAGATCCTATTAACTTTGTTTTTCACTTCGGTTGTAAACTTTCCAGAACAAGAAGACCCTGCACAAAGAAGTTTACCCGTGAGTCGGTTAATATAGTAAGATGCATTTTTTATCTTCCTTCCACATGCACACGGCGGTCCATCATCTATATCATTTCTTTTTTGACTTTTAATAAAATCAAACTCTATTTTAGCAGTCTCATACTCTGAAGACGATGATAATGTCAGTACAGCACTCTTCCATTGAGACATAATGATCTGTATAATATAATCTTTAGTCTGTATCCGAATCGTGTGTCAAGCGACTCCAAAAATCTTTGATTTTCACTATGACGATGGGTTCCTCTGTCGAATCCTCCTTCTCCTCTACCGGAGGCGGGGCCGCCTTCTTCTCGTCAGCAACGGGCTCTGCCGAAGGAGGCTTCTCCGGCTCCGCCTTCTTCACCTCCTCCTTTTTCATTTCGTAGATGATGTCGACGAGTGACATTGTCTTTGCAATTTCGTCGACGTCACCGTACCCTCGCGCCTGGACGAGCATCTCGGCAAACATACGCTTTGACTTTGTCATGTTCTAGTGTTTGACCATATTTTCTTAATTACCACAGAGGCGCGCTCTTTACGCGAGTCCACGGATGCGATTGATATATGCTTGAAGAGCGCGCCGGTTGGCTACTGTACGAGCGTGAACTTTACGTAAAACACTCTTATTATTTGATCTACGTGCAATGAAAACTGATCCATTCGGGTTTTTTACGTACACGAACCGGTTGTTGTTACCCAATACTCTTCTTCTGACTGCAGCTCCGCGCACATGTCTCTGAATAGTAGTGGCTGCCTTGTTTCTGCCCTGATTATTGAAATTTAGACGACGCGGACGTACTGGACTACGTCGAGGAGGAGGAGATGGTGGTGAACGATTATATCTCGTAAGACTTCCCATAACATTATTCATATATGCATTAAACTGCGCCGGAGTCATCCCCTGGCTCATTTATATCTATGAACGAAAATAAAAGCTTGTACGTTGGGTTGATGAAAGAGCCGTGTGGAAATCTGGGTTCGTGATGACGTGTGTACGTATCATGTCCCATAGATTTTCACGGGATGTGATTCCTTCGAGTGTGTCAAACTCCACCTTGTCGTTTTCGTCATAATTTTTACGAAAATACGTTTGGCGATTCTCCATCTTGGATTTCTCCTCGTTGAATCGCCGAACGATGTACGTGTGTTCGTGTGCCGTCATAGGCAAATCGATTACGTAGACGTGGTAAATGCTGGTGACATCATCTTCAATGTCAGCCTCTGAATCCCCTGGACCTTTGTACTTCGTAGCAAACTGAAAATATGAATACGCTCCACGTTTCAGGTTGATAGTGCCCCGGGTCTCCTCCTCGAGTTCACGAACGGCACACCGTAGGGGATTGATCACCTCTCGACGTCGACACCCACCCGTGACGAACGTCCACTCTTGGTACCGGCGATCGTGAACAATAAGCATGTACTGCTTATTATTGATTGTCGTCACCGGAATCGCTATACTTTTGTGCCTCTCCCGACATGGCTGCTCTTGCGGGGAAGTCATTCCCTCCTACTGAATCACTCGTAAAAAAATTCACCAGCTTTCCCCCACCTCGCGATGGATTATATGTAATCAAAAACAAAAGTCCGAGCATGAGTAACCACTTCCAGATTTGCATCTTTAGTTTTACCAAACTTAATTTACAGGCTGAACAAGCGGAGTCCCAGTCTCAGCCTTGGCGCTGAATGAGTGCGCAAACGGATTGCTCTTGAGGACGTTGTTTGCCAGGTTAAGACGTTCAGAACGTGGGTCCTTCTGACCCTTGAACACATTCAGGCGGTCGTACTGGTTTGGAAGGTAGCGAGACCCACGGCTTGCATCGGCTGGGCGAACTGGGAGTGCACCCGCCTCCAGACGCGTGGTTGTATTGGCGCCACCTGCCCCGACTGGGTCTGCACGTACGTTCATGCGGCCGCCGTTGCCGGGGCGGTCGGGGTTGACACGATTCTTCGACCAGCGCATCGGGTCGTTGTACGCAGAACCGTACGCCTCTGCGACCATGTACTGACCTGGACCCATTTCGAGCCCATCCTTGCGAGAACCAGTCTCCTGTCGGTTCGTTGTCCGGCGCGTCTTCTGGAAATCCGGACGACCTTCTGGTGCCGTGATGGCGCCACCCTGTCCCTGACCACGCGTCTGCATGGGCACGTAGTTTGCAGTTGTCTTTGACAGCTTGGCAGGGTGGGAAATGGCACCGAGTGTCGTCCCACCGTTCTTGATGACGGGATTTGCTGGACCACCCCATGTACCGGACAGAGTCGTCAGGCGCTCCTCATTCATGTTGTTGGGCAGAATGCGGAAAAACTGCTGGAACCCACCTGACGCTGGCGTGTCTGGTGAAAGTCCGAGCCCGCGCCCGACGTACTTCTTGTCTGCAGGTGTTACGTTATTCATTTTGTTCGTGACTGGCTCACGGCTGCCGTCCGTCTGGTACACGGGCTGACCAAACGGAAAACGAGAACCGTTTGGTACAACGTCTGCGAAGCTCGGTGCTATATCCTTTGGTGGAAGACGGAACCCGCCTGAAAACCCACGACCCGTGTTTGGCTCGAGGTTCAATGGGTCAAGGGGCTGGTCCTGCTGAGCAAACTTGTACTGAACGAGATCAAACTTGTTAATTTGGCTAGGTGTCTGTGAAGGCATCACAGCCTGCTCCTCCTTGACGTCGCTGAGTTTCTTTCCGGCAAAAACCAGACCGACAACGGCGGCAAGACTGAAAGGGTCCATCTATTAGTTAGATGCTATTTTTTTCTTTCATTTCACTTGTGTGAGTCTATATGCTGAACGTTTAAAAACAGCAGGAGCTCTGAGCTTTAAAATTGCTCTCGCTTGTTTTGCTGGTAGCATTCCATTAATTGCTAGATTGTATAAGACCTGTAGATTAGGAGCTCTATTTATTAAATTGTTCGAGTTCCGTTTACGTTTAGTAGAGCGCGCATTTCTTGCAGAGACAGATGCGTAAGCTCTTGTTCTGGGGCTATTGGGGCTATTGGGCATTTAATATAAGTTACATTTTTATTTGTCCGTGGGGTAACGCTTCGCGTAGGAAGCCGACTGGTACATCGCGTACGTGCTCGTCGGGTCCCATGACAGAAACTTGTTCACTGGCTTGTCAATGTACAGCTCTGGGAAGTCGTATGGCTTGGCGGCGTAGTACTTGTTGCTGCGGGTCGTCATCTGGGAACGCAGAGCGTCGTCTGTCATCACCATAACCTCGTAGTTGGTGTTTTTGGGACCAAAATACATTCCCTCTTCAACCATGAGGAGGCCGGGCTGAAGCACACTGCTCGGCATTATTACTTGTAGTCGATATTTTTTTAGCGCCCGTTGCCACCACGGAGCTGAACAGTCTCGGGTCCGCGAGCATATGGACCGTCGGGGTTGCATGCCGATGGGTCGTCGCGGCACATGGGGGCAAATGGTTTCCCGAATGCAGCATTCGCGAACGCCGCCTGGTCGTTGGGCCACGCTGACGCAGCCGTCGTGTAGAAATTGCGCTCAGCGTCACGCTTGCGCTCAAATGGATGAATCGCCTTCCATTCGTTCTGAACCTCCTCCTTCATAGATGGGTACCACGGAGCCTGCTGCGCATAGCTC